GACAAGTATTGGAGTTCAAAGACTTCACAAAAAATAGATTTTGACAAACTGGAACCATTTGAACCTGCGGACAAAATGAAGGCTAAAAAATCTGCGGACAATATGAAACGCTTTGTGGATAAGATCAAGGCCGGTGAAAAGATTAAACCCATTATAGTAACGCCCAAGGATGGCAAGTATCTCATACTGGATGGACATCACAGATACTTTGCAGCAAGAATAGCAAAAGTAGATTCAATGGAAGCAGTTATTGTTCCAGAAAAATTTGTAACATTTACCGATGAAGTTCCAGATGAAAGCGAACAACACAAACAAGAGTATCACGGAGAAGAAGCAGCCGGTGTTGGCATAGTAACAAAACAGAATGCCACGGCAGACGTTCCTGTAGGCGGCGAATATATGAACGTTAAGAAATTATTTCCTAAAAAGAAAAAGAAAAAGGAAAGCATAGCATACGAGGATATGTTCCAAGGACTAAATCCTAAATCAGAAATCTATGTTGATATGGATGGTGTTCTTGCAGACTTCTTTGGAGAATGGAAGAAGTTGGTCGGCAAGGACTGGAGAGAAATTAGCAAGGACGAAATTGAACCAGCACTTAAAAAAATTAGAGACGAGGAAGACTTTTGGTTAAACATTCCTCTTACATCAAACGCAAAAAAATTACTCGGCATTATTAAACAGGTTAAAGGAAACTACAAGATTCTAAGTTCACCACTAGCAAATGATCCAAAATCAGAACCACACAAGCGCGAATGGATTGAAAAGAATCTAGACTTCTTCCCACCAACTGAAGTCATCATAACCAAGGATAAGGCGAAGTATGCAACTAACCCCGACGGCACACCTAATATCCTTATTGACGATTATGGCGTAAACATAGCAGCGTGGGAAAGTGCCGGAGGCATAGGGTTCAAGCACAAGGATCACAAGTTTGAGAGGACTGCTAAAAAACTAAAGGCAGAGATAGAAGAAAGTTTCCAACACTTAATGAGAAATTATATAGAAGAAGGTTGGAGCAAAAAATACAAGGATAGTATTAACTGTTCTAATCCTAAAGGCTTTAGTCAAAAAGCACACTGCGCAGGTAAAAAGAAAAATGAAGATATAGAAGAAAACTTTGCTGATGGTAAGAAGAAGGGCAAGAGCCGTCCAGGACGTGTAAAGCGTTCAGGTGCTAGTTGCAATGGTAGTGTAACAGCACTACGCAAACGTGCTAAAAATGCATCGGGAGAAAAGGCTAAGATGTATCACTGGTGTGCAAATATGAAATCAGGACGCAAGAAGGGCTAAATAGTAGTATGAAATTGAACGAATTATTCACGGAAGCAGATCCTAGCACACTAGGCTCTATGAACGATAAGATGAAAGATGTCTTGTCCAAAGTAGATAGTGACGATAAGGCTAAGGAAAAGGCTGCTGTTGATGCTGCTGATAAAGAAAAACTAGCCAACAAGATCAAGTATTCAGACAGTGATGAAATGAAAGAATACATCAAACTGCTTAAGAGCCACGATTGGACGTATGATTATTCGGACGATCACTCAGTATGGCAAAGAGGATCTAAGGAAGCAGATGCTATTAGAGCATTAGGCGATAAAGTGGATCCAGACAGAGAACTATACAAAAAGCACAGTCCTTTCTATGATGATGTAAAGGATGAAAGCCAATATACACCAACACGTGACAAGGAAGATTACTTTGCCAAGAAGAAAGCACTACAGGATCTACAAGCAGATCCAAACACAGCAAAGGATCCAGAACTTAAAAAAGAATTAATTAAGCGTAAGAAAGCACTGGACAAAGATGCTAACGAAATGACAGATATTATGCGTTTAGCAGGTATGGAAGAATCTGCTACAGCAGGTGCTACAAGTGCTGGAAATATAGCAAGTGTAGAAGCACCGCATTTGAGCCCAGGTAAATCACGTGGTAAAAAGTCATATACAGGTGATCCTTGGGGCGGCAAATCAGGCACAAAAGCACCACCACAACCCAAGGTAAAACAGCCTAAAACGGCACAAGGAACTGCCAAAAATGCTCTAGATATGAAACAAAGTATTTTTGGTGAGAACCCAGTAAGAAGATAAATACTTACTATACAAAGGAAACTACAATGGACTTTAGAAATATACTAAAAAAAATGCGCGAACTAGATCCTACTACGCCAGGTGAGGATTTACAGCGTTTTACACAACTGGCGGAATCAACAGGGATCTCGCTAGGTGCTAAAGAAGTAGTTACCGAGGCTAAAAAAGATTCAAAAGTAAAAGAAGCAGCAAAACCAGACTTTCTTGATATGGATAAAGATGGCGACAAGAAAGAACCTATGAAGAAGGCTGCTAAAGATGCTAAGAAAAAGAAAGAAGTTAAAGAAGGCGGCGTTGGAAACCTAAAAATTGAGATGGAAGACGATGCGGCACAAATGAGCAAAGAAGAATTTATTAAAGCACACGGCGAAAAATATGCACACATTTGGGACAGAGTTCAAGGTCAAATGAAGGGTGATCCTAAATATGATGAAAGTCGAGTTAATGAAGCGGAGCAAGTAATCAAAGCAGAAAAGAAACAAAAACTTCCTAGCAAGAAAAGCATACTAATGATGTGTAGCAAAGGTATGAGTGTTAAGGAAATGTGCGAAGAATACCCAGACTGTGATCAAAAGAAACTAAAAGAAATGTGCGAGTCTTGTATGGAAGAATACAAGAAGAAAAATGAGTCCGTTACATTTAAAGATATGGATGGCGAAATTGTAGAGGCTAAATCAGCAGCTCAAAAGAAAGCACAAGAAAAATTTAAAAATATGGTTAAAGGCAAGAAGTCAGACGATAAAGAAATGGACGAAGCCAAAGAACCTAAAAAGAAAAAAGAAACTGTAAAAGAATCTGCAGAACCTATGAAGTTTATCGAAATGATGAAGTTGGTTCGTGAAAGCGGTGGACAACAAGCGATTGATCCTATGGACGATACACTTTGGACGTGGGCAAATAGAGTTGCTAAATCAAAAGTAGAAGAATCAAACAAGCAGGAAATTTTTGCAGCAATGGTATACGAAAGAAACGGTGGACGTTTTGAAATGTATGATGTTGTTGAAAAAGGACTTAACGAAGGCAAAGAATGCAATTGTGGACCTGACTGTGCTTGTAAAGGCAACTGTGGTTCAGATTGTAACTGCGGTCCAGACTGCGGCAAATAATTTTTTACCAAAATAAACAAAAAGCCAGTTAATTAGTTGACTGGCTTTTTTTATGACTATATAATAGTATCATTAACCAGGAGAAATAAATGTCTAGACATTACGGACCAGAAGAAAAAGCAAAATTAGATAGATTAATTAAAGAAGGCTCTAACGTATTAAGAGAAGTTGAAGATTTAAATGAAGGCCTTAAAGATACTGTTAAAGCAGTTGCAGAAGAATTACAAATCAAACCAAGTGTAATCAATAAAGCAATCAAAATAGCACACAAAGGTGATTGGGCTAAACACGAAGAAGAGTGGGATGAGATTGAAAGTATTTTAGGTATTACACACAATCTACCTTCAGACAACACACCTAGCGGTGAGTAGTTTGAAAAAGATTAAAGAATTTTGGTTAAACAGTTACCACAGTGATAAGACAGCATTTTATTTTGAATTAATTAGTTTTATCTTTACAGTAGGTGCAAGTTTAACACTAGCATTCAACGCAAGAGATCCTAATATGTTAATCATATATCCAGGATTTTTTGTAGGAAGTATTACACAATGCTATGCAGCATATAGACGAGGTGCAGCCTGGGTAATGTTGTTGACTTTTTATTTTAGTTTGGTAAACATATTTGGATACGGTGTAGCATCAAATTGGTGGTAATGTTCAAAACTCAAAAAGAAATAATTTGGCACATAACTTGTAATAATTGTAAATTCTACTGGACTATGCCTACAATGGAAGAAAAGTTCAAAATTGACAGTAGAGAATATACCTGTCCTTTGTGTTCTAGCAAAGGCAAACCAAAAGAAGTTAAAAATCCCTCTTGACAAATTAGGTATAATGTTGTAAACTATTACAATATGCCTAGAAGAAAACACAAAGAAGAATACACAACTTTTGACCCTAAGATTCATTTCAAGAGCAAAGGGGGAACAGGATATCAAATGAAAAAACGTAATGGTAAATCTAAAGAAATTAAAATACCTGGAAAACCAACTAAAGACGGTCTTGAAATAGCAAAGGTATTTAGGTGGAAAATTGATGATAGAACAGACAATAGTAAGTAATCTAGTCGGCGAAAACGGTAATTCGGTAGATAGAATATACGGAAGTATCTTCGGAAAACTTACGTTGGTAAACTCTGATATGAGTATTTACAAAGGTAAAATTTTTAAGAAGACTGTTATAAAACAGGATATTTATGGAAATAATTTTAAAGCACCTGCATTTCTTACGGAAGATGGTAGATGGTTTGATAGAGCAGGGTTACCAACAAGTACACCAGTATTAGATAAAGATGAAAATACAAATGAAAATTGATGTAATACTAAAATGGACAGCAACAGCAGTTTTAATTGTTGGAACATTTATTAATGCTGCCTTTCCTAATTTATATCCATTAGGTCCTGCTATATTAGCACTAGGCGGTATCATTTGGTTAGTAGTAAGTTTTATGTGGAAGGAACCTGCACTTATAGTTACAAACGGAGTACTAAGTGCTGTTGGAGTAGTAGGTATTGCTCTGTTTTATCTTGCATAATGATTTGCAAGGATATATAATATGAAGAAGGTTTTGTCCGCCACTAAAGGACTGTTTGGTATTTGTCAGCCTGAAATGACATATAAGGAGAAAAAATGAGTTACGTAGATGCATTCTATGATCGTGGTGAAGATATTATCAAAGTCGTTGAGCGAAAAGGCGATCGTAGAGAATTTAAAGATTATTCCCCAAGACACATATTTTATTATAAAGATGCTAAAGGTAAGCATCAGTCAATTTATGGCGAACCTTTACAAAGAGTTACTGCTAAAAATATAAAAGAACTACGTAAAGAACTTGCAATTCATTCTAATAAAAAATTATATGAAAGCGATATTAATCCAATCTATCGCTGTTTAGAGGACAACTATCTCAATGTAGATGCTCCTAAATTAAATGTTGCATTTTTTGATATTGAGGTTGACTTTGATCCCGAGCGTGGCTATGCATCTCCGGAAGATGCATTTATGCCTATTACTTCTATTGCTGTGCATTTGCAATGGATGGAAGAACTTATCTGTTTAGCAATCCCCCCAAAGACACTTTCAATGTCTGAAGCACAAAAAACAATCGAAGGTATTCCTAATACAATACTTTATGAAAACGAAGCAGATATGCTTGATGCGTTCTTAGATCTAATACAAGATGCTGATGTGTTAAGTGGTTGGAATTCAGAAGGTTTTGATATTCCTTATACAATTAATAGAGTAACTAAAGTTTTATCTAAAGAAGATACTAAACGTTTCTGCTTATGGGATCAATATCCTAAGAAACGTGAATATGAAAAGTTCGGTAAGACTTCACAAACGTATGATCTAATTGGTCGTGTACACGTTGATAGTTTAGAACTGTATAGAAAATACAACTATGAAGAGCGCCACACATATCGACTAGATGCAATTGGTGAACTAGAAGTAGGCGAAACAAAAACAGTTTATGAAGGAAGTCTTGACGCATTATACAACAACGATTTTAGAAAGTTTATTGAATACAACAGGCAGGATACTGCACTGCTTGATAAACTAGATAAGAAGTTGAAGTTTATTGACCTTGCTAATACTATTGCACACGAAAACACAGTGCTTATACAAACAACAATGGGTGCTGTTGCTGTTACAGAACAGGGCATTATCAACGAAGCACACAGACGTGGAATGATTGTTCCCAACAGAGTGAAACGTGAGCCAGGCAGTGAGCCTGCGGCAGGTGCTTATGTTGCATATCCTAAGAAAGGTATTCACGAATGGATCGGTAGTGTTGACTTGAATTCACTGTATCCTTCCGTAATTCGTGCATTAAATATGGGTCCTGAAACTGTTGTAGGACAATTAAGACAGGATGGAACCAAGGCACACATCGAAAGCCAGATGGGCAAAGGCAAATCATTTGCTGCTGCTTGGGAAGGTATGTTTGGATCAGTTGAATACAGTTCTGTAATGGAAAAAGAAGTTGGCAGAGAAATTACAATTGACTGGGAAAATGGCGACAGCGATACTATTAGTGCTAAACAAGTTTATGATCTAATTTATGATAGCAATCAGCCTTGGATGTTAAGTGCGAATGGTACAATCTTTACATATGAAAAAGAAGGCGTTATACCAGGACTACTAAGTCGTTGGTATAAGGAACGTAAAGAGATGCAGGCTAAACAAAAAGAAAGTCAGAATGCAGGCAATAAGATCGAAGAAGAATACTGGGCAAAGCGACAGTTGGTTAAGAAAATTTTGCTTAACAGTTTGTATGGAGCAATCCTAAATCCTGGTTGTAGATTCTTTGACAATAGAATTGGTCAGTCAGTTACACTTACAGGTCGTAGCATTACCAAGCATATGGCAGCAAAAATTAACGAAATTATTACAGGCGAATATAATCACACTGGTAAAGCAATTGTATACGGTGATACTGACTCGACATACTTTTCTGCTTATTCAACTTTAAAACAAGACATTGAACAAGGTAAAATTACTTGGACGAAAGATAGTGTTATCGATCTATATGATCAAATCGGTGAAGCGACAAACGATACATTTTCTAAATTTATGAGTGATGCATTTCATTGTCCTAAGAAGCGTTCAGAAGTAATTGCGGCTGCTAGAGAAATTGTTGCCAGTAAAGGCTTGTTTATTACAAAAAAACGTTACGCAGTTCTCTACTATGACATTGAAGGATTTAGAACAGACACCGAGGGTAAGCCAGGTAAGATTAAAGCAATGGGGCTTGATCTCAAGCGTTCAGATACTCCGGTTGTTATCCAAGACTTCCTAAGTAACGTTTTGGAAATGGTTCTGTCAGGAAAAGAAAAAGAAGATGTATTAGATTACATCACAGAATTTAGAACAGAATTCAAAGCACGTCCAGGCTGGGAGAAAGGTTCGCCGAAACGTGCAAACAAGATTACTGAATACGATGCAAAAGAAGCAAAAAAAGGAAAGGCAAATATGCCTGGTCACGTAAGAGCAAGTATTAACTGGAACACACTCAAACGTATGAATGGCGACAAATATTCAATGAATATTACAGACGGTGCAAAAGTAATTGTTTGTAAGGTAAAGGATAATCCAATGGGTTATACTAGTGTAGCATATCCGGTAGATGAATTAAGACTACCGGAATGGTTTAAGGACTTACCATTCGATGATGCTACAATGGAAAATACAGTCATCGATGAAAAACTTAAAAACTTAATTGGTGTTTTGGAATGGGACATTAGTCAGACACGTAATGATAATAACTTTAATAGTTTGTTTGATTTTGAGTAAAAAAACTCTTGTGTTTTATACAAAACCTAAATATAATGTAAATGTATAGGAGAATTCAATGAAAGACATTTTACAAGACATTGTTAGTCACACACAGAACTTAGGATTCCTAACCACTGTGAAAGTTACTGGCGAAGAAAGCAAAACAGGAATGTTTTCAATGGCTGATGATAGATCAGTTATTATGGAAGCAGATACACATAATCCATATCCAGATATGCTAGGCACATTTGGTATGCCACAACTACAAAAATTAAAATACTTGCTCGACGGTACTGAGTATCAGAAAGAAGCAAAGATTAGCATCACTAGTGCTGAAAGGAACGGTGCAACTATTCCAGTAGGCATTCATTTTGAAAATGCTGATGGTGATTTTAAAAACGACTATCGTTTTATGAATCAGGAAATCATCAACGAAAAAATGAAGACTGTTAAATTCCGTGGAGTTAACTGGGACGTAGAAGTTGTTCCAACACTAGCATCTGTTCAAAGATTTAGTTTCCAAGCAGGTGCTAACGCAGAGCATCCAACATTCTTAGCAAAGACCGAAGATGGCAATTTGAAGTTTATCTTTGGTGATGCATCAACACACGGTGGTGAATTTGTATTTGCTACAAATGTTGAAGGTACATTAGATAGAGGTTGGACTTGGCCTGTAGCAAGTATCTTAAGTATTCTTAAGATTGCTGATGTGAACAATACTAAAATGAGTATTTCAAACGAAGGTGCTATTCAAATTACACTAGATAGTGGATTAGCAAATTACAAATATATCATTCCAGCACAGGCGGCCTAAATAAAGTTATGAAAAAACCAGTCAACCTAACACCATTACAGAAAGACTACGCAGTGTATTTGCCTGCAATTAGTTCTTTCTTCAGCACTTATATTGCTAAACAACGTAAGGAAGAGTTCGTTCCTAAGGATCGTATTCCGCAGGGTTTTGATCGCGGCATCGAAGGTATGAACTTTTTAAATGAAGAAGAAGGATACTTTACATACAAGTATGGTTTGTATTCAGCAG